GACATTTCACGATATTTTGTTACTAATTCTGCTTCTGTTCGAACAGTACCATCAAGATCTACATATGTACCATATGCACCACCTGCAGCAATGACAACAGCTCCATCGTCTGACTCTTTAGGAGTAAATGATGGAATTGGATCTTGATCTTGAGTTTTGCGCTTGAATTCAAATCCGAATAAGGATACTGCCATTTAATTCTCCAAATACGAGGGGAGAATAACTCCCCTCTTGTCAAAGTATAAAAATATTTATATCTTAAGCTGGACCAAGTGGTCCGTCAGATACTGCACGATTACCATAAAGATTTACGCCACCAGCTTTAAATGCTGATGATTCAACATTTGGTAACCAATAATCATATGAGAAAGTTACAGCAAATTCTTCAACAGCGTTAGTTGAATTCCAATCGAGTGGAATAGCGTCAATGACTGTTGGGAAAGCACCGACTAAGTAGTATGATCTTAGCTCTGAACCATCTTTGCCATATTGGATGACTTCGATCTGTGTTTTATAAAGTTCACCATCTACAGCTGGATCGCGAACGTTAGCGACCATACGATTGATAGCGTTTGACCAAGCCTCAAACAACGAGCGAACAGCAAAATCTTCGTCGTTCATGATAGTCACGCGCCAGTCAGCAAAAGTTCTATCACCAGCTATTTTAATCTTTCTTCCAAAATAAGGAACGTCGAAAGAAGCGATTTCTGAAGCTGGTAGCTCAGAAGCACGTGCTACAAAGCTAAACTTCTGAACTGATACGTTATCAATACCAATACCTGCAGGTGGAAATAATCTAATGTTGAATAGTGATGGTCTGGCACCACCGTATACCAGACCATTTGCTTTGAAGGCGTCTATATTAAATGGCATCTTTGTACTCCCTTAGAGTTTTATTTATTTATTAAAACTGGCCAACGACCTGAGAGAACTGAACACCAGTTCCAACAGCGATGAAGTTAAGCTGAATGAAGTTGATGCTTCTTGCTGGCTTAATATAGATATCGCCCACGAACTGATTTGAATCAATTATCTGAGGAGTATTGTTAGTCTCATCGCAGACTACTAAGAAGTCAGTGATACCACGACGACCTTGAATAGTTCTAAGATATGGAGTTACTAGATTCTTAAATTGAGCTCTAGTAAACGAATCGTTGAACTCGAATAGAGAGTATTTAGCAGCCTGAGATATCGCCTTTTCTAGGACAATGAATAGTCTGCGAACATTGATTCTATCGAATGCAGATGGTTTTGATTGTAGAGTCTTGTCACCGAATAGAACAGTACCTTGACCAGGGAAAGTTACTACAGGATTAATACCATTAACATATATAAGATCTCTATCAGTGCGTTTTGGATTATATGCTAGTTTAACAAGGTTCTTGATCTGACCGCGATTGAAACCAGCTGGTGACCACCAAGCGTCGTTAGTATGATCAGTTCTTGCCATTAGACCAGCAATATCGCCGTTTAATGGAAGCCAACGATAGATATCATTATAGCGATCATACTGATACTTATATCCAGAGTCTAGAACAGCGTATGAACTATCATGGATAGCGTTTCTCCAGTTAACAAGACCAGTTGACTGAAGACCATAGCTATTTAAAGTTATTGACTTATCAGGAGAGATTGCAACAACACAGTCTTTTCTGCTCTCAATTATGTTATCAATGATATAATTAGCTAGAAGATAATTAGTGATTGTTTGACCATTTACTACTGTAGTACCACCTAATGGACGACCCTGAAGAATGATTGAAATATCAACATCTTCTTTTGAAGCAAATTGATCATAACCTGTAGCAAGTGTTGATAGATCAACACTTCCTTCAGCAAGACCATCTGAACCAAGAGCAAACTGGTAATTACCAGGAGCTGATGATGATGATGATACTAGATTCATAGCGGTATTTGATGGAGCTAAACCTCTATCGTTTGCCCACCAGATATAAGCTGAATTCTGATTAAGAACATTAACATAGTAGTTAGTGCTGCCATCAGCAGTCTGGGCGTCAGTAGCTCTTGAAAGGCCTTTAAATGTTTCAAGAATAGTTCCAGGTGTACCTGTAAATAAGCCACCATTATCAACAACAACCACATGAAGCTCATCTTTAGCAGCAGTATTACCATTATACTGTTGCCAACGTGATTGACCTGGAGCAGTTCCAACTGCATTAAAGAATTCCCAATTTCTGCTAACAACATTAGAAGAATAATTTGAAGATAATCTATATGGAACTTGGAAATTCAATGTTACAGATGAACCAGTACCGTTTGTTGATACGTTAGAAACACTAGTAACCTGCATATATTGTAGGTTGATTGATGTATTACCAAACTGTAACTGATCACCGATCTGAATCTGTGATACGACATTAGCTGCGTAAACACCTGAAGTATCACCGATAAATGATAGAGCTGCTGCATTAGAACCAACAGCGATGACTACGTTACCAGTAATAACGTTATTTGGTGTAAGAGCAATGTTTGAAGAATAAGAAGTAGCGTTATCTACAACTGATACTCTAATAGAATTACCAATAGCGCCAGGATATTTTGCAATATACTGTACACCATTCTGGAAATTACCGGAAGAAATAGTAGTTTGATAATCAACTTCATTAGTGATAATCTGATTAACTAGATTAGAAACAAAAGTTCCTGATTCTAAACCAAGAGCAGAATAGTTAGTCTGTGGCCAACCAAAATAAAGGTTAGCAGAAGTACTAGTATTTGCTGATGTTGATAATTGAATAGCAGTTGAGTTAATTACTTGTGTAACAGTCGTAGTTGCAGCTGCAGTAACAACGTTAGGATTAGCTGTTTGAGTAACATACATACCTGATGAGATGCCGCTAGTATTACCAGAAACGACAATAAAGATGTTATTGGAAACTGTGTTACTGACTGTATTAGCAAAGAAGCTCTGTGAGGCTACTGCGCCAGAAGTATTAGCTGCGCGAACCACATAAAGAGCGTCGGTATATGATAAGAAGTTAGCGGCAGTGAAGAATGTTTCTGCATTATAGTTAGTTGGATAACCAAATCTTTTAACAAGATTAGTTTCTGAATCGATTAGAACTCTTTCACCAACTGGACCCCAACGGAAAAGACCAGCGATAGCACCAGTTGAAGTTGCAACTGCAGGTACTATAGTAGTTAGGTCAATTTCGGTAACATTTACACCTGGACTAAGTAAAGTAGCCATTTTTATCTCCTTTTAGACAAGAATTAATACACCAAATTTAGATATATTTATTAATTCTTGTCTTTTATCGTTAGAAGTCGTGTTGTTCTTGCCACATCCACGCATCAGGATGATATTTCACATATTCTTCATCGACGAAACCATCTCTTCCATCAAGCATGAATCCAAAGGGGGCCATATCTTGTTCCATGTCCTCCTCAGTTTTGTCTCTTAAAGAATTCAAGGTATTAATATTAGTATAATCCTTGAAATATTGTTGTTCGGAAAGCCAAGCGAAAAGCACTAGACACATAACCAGATCATCGTGCTTACCAGGTTCTGCTTCATAAGAATTTCCTTTCTTAGAGAACGTTGATAACTCGTTGATCGTATGGAAGTCGTTAACAATAAATTGGTTTTGTTCTATTAATAATTTTAAAATAGAGCAACCAACAGACTTAACAACCTTAGTAGTTCTGATGCCTTTATCGACAGCAGTTCCACCAAAGCCACCGGTGATCCTTTTACCAGATCGTCCGGCGTTTTCTGTGAACAATACATTTTCATAGCCAAAATCATAGTGTAAAGAGTGCGAAACCTGTTCACCGATGTCATTGACTTCAACCAGAACAGAAGCATTATTATATGCTTTCGCTACTCTATGGATTACCTCAGCATAGTCTACAGGCGTAACTGCGTTATTTCTGTATACGCATGTCTGCTGATAAGGCATTCTAGATACGTTAAGTAGCTGGAACGCTGAGTAATCCAAACCTTTACCTCGAGAAACGTCGCAGACCATCATATAAACGTTATCTTTCTCGGGTTGAAAATATTGTATTAGACCTTCTTTCTCTACCATTGGCGCTTGATGAACTAATTCTTTTAGCTTCCAGCCGGAAATGAGAGTTCCGGAAGAGCCTAGGAATTCACAATTATATTCTTGATTGAACTTCTCTAAATCAAAGTTCATACCTGCTATAGTATTCTTTTTCCATTCTTCGTCTCTACCAGGAACCTTTTGCCAATGTACAAGAATTGGATTATATCCATTTCTTCCTTCTTGTGCATTTGCCCATGTAGCATAAAAGTGATTAAGACCATTTGGTGTAGAGACAAGTATGATCTTTGACTCAGTACCAGAAGAGATCGTAGGATAAACTGATGTAAAGAATTCGTCCCAATTATCGATAAACGCGGCTTCGTCGATGAATAGTAGATTAATAGAATAACCACGAATTGCAGATGCAGATGTCGCTGCGGCTATAACCCTAGAGTTATTTTCTAGAACAAATGATCCTTTATTCCATTCTACGACACCCTGTTGGAGCCACTTAGGTAGATGCTGATACGCTAATTGGACACGCCCAAGAATTTCTCTAGCCGTATCACCTTTGTTAGCTAGTAATGCTACAGTTTTTTCTGGTTGAAATATGATGTACCAAAGAATAAATGCACAGGTGGTTGTTGATTTACCAGCCTGACGAGCAGTAGTTACTATACTATATCTATTGTCTTTAAATGAATTGACCATTTCTTTCTGATAATCATATAGTTTAAAATTAACAAGACCTTCATCAACGTTAATAATTTTCATATATGTTTCAGTAAAATATACAGGATCTTTAGAACACTTTATATATTCTTGAATTAATTCTTCAGTCCATTCTATAGATTGATTTGATTTCTTTAGTAGGACATTACCTTTATATCCTTTAAATTCAAACTCACTCATTATTCTTCATATCTTTCAATACTTTTTGTAACTCTGCTGTTGAGCCGACAAACAGGTTATTAGTTACTGACTTGGCCTGCTCGTTCATTGGAGAATCAGCATGTCTAATTTCTCTTATTTTCTCTTGCATATCTAACAGTTTCTCATTAGCCTGGATCATAGTATCCATGAGCTTTGCATATACTTCAAACGCGCGAGGATGCTGACTAGAAGACGCTATCTCTGCCAGTTTGAACATCGCTTCTTTACCATCGTTGATCATTTCGTGTAAGTTTGCCCTTGCTGTCTCGAAATCTTTTGACGCAGAATCATCATGACTTTCGATCAACATCTTGTCTATTACATCAATTTTATTTTCCAATGGTTCCAAACCCAACGTTTTTCCGATGGGATCTTCATCATCATCTTGCATTATTTTATCCAATCAATTATGTTTTCTCAATATATGAAGTATCAATCGTTACGCTACTGTCTACTGTTATTGTAATAAGATCACCAGTCAACTGTACTGTAGAAACTACAGAATTATTTTCAGCTGCTATATCATAGATCTGTGTAATAAATCCATAGTCGTCTGACGCCTGTATTTCTTGATACGGGACTGTGCCTGTATTAGTGTTTGCTCTACCACTGTAATTTATAGGTTGTCCAGTATTAGATAGACCAGGCTGCACTGTAAATTTATACTCAGATGAGCTATTACCTACTGCTGATGGTAGCTGACCATCGGCGACTGGTGGAATAAAGAAATCAACATTGACAAATTTGATAACACCAGATTTCTTTACTGGTCCATAGATATAGCCTTTTACGACCATATCCAGAGTCCATATTATCTGCCTTCTATCTTTTAAATCTCCTTCATAGTTGTCTTCATACGATATATCAGTGAGTACTACCGGTATATCCATAGTTATATTCATTTCTGGAATGAGTTTTACTCTTGTCGTCCAGTCAGGAGTAAAATACGGAAGTATCTGTTCGATGATCTTTGTGCCGTCTTCGACATTCTTAGTATATATATGAACTTTAAAGTCTATGTTATATGGAACTGGGTTGTACTGGTATCTAAATATACTCTGCTCTGTCGTTAGATCGCTTTTATTTGATACTTTACCGATCGTATGAAGCTTTCTTGTGCCATCGTATGACATCTTTCCCATCTCAAAAGATATCATTGGTAGAGGAAAAGTAGCAGTAGGTCTGTCTATGTTAGGGTCTTGAAACACACGAGCGAGCATCTTGTCTTTTGGCCCGTACGTGATAGGAACTCTTACTAATGATACTTCATTGTTTGATTTTGGATCTGTCTTTACGACGCAAATGTCGTTGAATAGCGTTCCAACAAGAATAACATATTTACGAATAGTTGAGAAGTAAAAAGTCTGGCCGAACATTATATGTTACCCAAACTAAACGGATCAGTTATAGAGAAGTCTACAAACGAGTTTGATTCTTTTTGTATTTGTTTTGAATCATCAGACACGACAAGATCTGAAGTAGATGAACCTTCTAATACTAGATAATCTCCATCTTCTGTTAAAATCATATTACCTGTTTGATCTTTAATAGTCCAATCGATAGCGTTGATGTCGAACTTAGTTTGAAGCGCATCGATCTCTGGGATACCTGTTGATATTCTCTCGTTAGAATATTCAAACAACTCGCACGTCATCTTCCATAGATACAGCGCACCTAATGGATAATACATCTCAAATTTATCAGTATATTTGATTTGAAAACATTTCTTGTTCAGTGGAAAGAATATAAGATCGCCTTCGTTTGGTCTTAGCTGAGTCGTTATATTTCCAACTTCGTTATCAAATATTCTCATTGCGACTGCGAAAGTAACTTGATCTCTAATCTCGATGCCAAACTTTGACATGAAATTACCGTCACCCTTGAACCCATCATAGGATTCAATATACATCTCTAGAAGAATAGCCTGTTCGTATGATGACTGATCGTCAGCACCATATACGTCGTCATAGTGATTTAACTTACGTGGGATGTAATATACGTCGTTACCATAGATCCTTATTGATTCTATGATAAGATTATTTAACAGATCTTGCTCTTGAGAAGCACCGAAGTTGTTAAAGAATACGCTCGTTGCCATTAACTATTATCTCTTTTTACATCTCTCGTTGTGATATCTTCCTATATTACCAGGATTACCAATGAAATCACAATAAGTGCACTTAATTTTTTTATTATTTATATCATTAAAAACTGTGGTACATTTTATCTTATTTCTGTGCTCATCAGATAATGGCTTTCCTCTTCTCATCTCAGCAGAAATTGCTATAGCCTTTGAATTATCTTTTCCTTTATTCTTACCCATCATAGAAGCACTTCTTTTTTCTCTTACTTCTATTTCAGAAGATCTATTATCTCTAGTCTTAAGACCTTTTAGATATCGTTCTCTAACTTCTGGATTCTGCATCGCTTCTTTTGTCTTTATCGATATCTTTTCTTTGATAGATAATTTATTTAAATTATTTTCTTCACTCCAATGACCAAATTTATGATTGCGAAGATTGTAGTATCGTTTACCTAATTCTTCTTTATTTATTAAAGATAGCCAATGATGCTCAACTAAATATAGTTCTTCTTTAGTTTTAATATTAGATATAATTATGCGGCGTTTAAAATCATTTGTTCTTTTTTTATACGCTCTATTCATCCAACCAGAAGAGCATATATATCCATCGTCTATAGTTCCAAAATGAGCGCCAACATAATATCTTTTGTGTTTCTTATCTAACCAAATATATATAAATCCATATTTTTCCATTTTATACCTCCTGTTTATAGAGGTATTTATACAAGTGTATCACTTACCCGATCATGTCCGTAACTGGCAAGCTGTAACTGTTGATCATTTCATCTTCTAATTCTTTACGCTCCTCAGTTGCTTCATCATATATCTTTTGACCATTAAAAGTAATACCACCAGGTAGTGGCATTGAACCATATTTTTTAAGATTAGTACCATATTGTTGTTTGATTAAACAAGTAGCATATCTTTGGAGCCAACGGTCTGTCCATACTTTAGTATAAACTGCTGGATCAACTACCTGATACGCTTCAAGAATAATATAATCGCCAGGATTGACAATACTCCAGTCCATATCAATATAGCAACGATTAATATAACGATTATATCTTAAAGGTTGCTGACCAACTAACATCTGTTCAAGAAATTGAACATGCTGCAAAGCCATATAATATGGAACCATAGAAACTGATGTAAGAGTATAAAGATCGTTTAATGCTATTTGATATCGAATATTGAATAGATTATTTGTATTTAAAGCCTGACCAACTGGAAACATATTAACAACACCAATAATATTATCTGGTAATGTTATATACTTATTAGTCTGATCTTGTGGTTGAATCTGATATTTATAATATGTCTTTTCAGAACCAGAGAAATGATAGTCCCAGAAATACTGAAGAGCATCATCAATACGATCATCCAACTGATCATCATCGATGTTTACTTCATTTAAAGGTTTACCTAATCTACGAAGGCAGTACTCTTTAAAAGTATTTCTATCTACTGGTATTGCCATCTTTAATCCTTATTTCTTTACCCATGGAAAATCAACATTTTTTTTCTCATACCTATTAATGCTTATCTTTTTATCTATTTCATCATTAATAAGATCATTATCAACAGGACTAATATTCTTTTGTATCCAAGTTAATAATGTTTTTTCTTTTAATTTACTAAATTCTGTAAATTTAAAACCTGAATTAGTTCCAAGAGCAATAGATACGGCATCTAAATCAAATCTAGTTCCACCTTCATAAATACCAATAACACCATCTTCACTAGTACCAATCTTTCTCCAAGATATACTGGCTACTGTATTTGGATTATTTGGAAGATCAGAAACGTGTAATTGAGTTATTTCCCAAGTGTAAGTAACTGTCATTTTAGTTTCCTTTAACCTGTTTCTTTAATTCATTAACCTCATCGGAAAGTTCTTTTATTCCTTGAATCAATAGAGCAACAATCTTTTCATATCTTACAGCTTTAGTTCCATCTTCTTTAGTTGAAACGATCTGTGGTAATACTTCTTCAATTTCTTGAGCAATAACACCAACATCATGCTTTTTAATATAATATGGATCTTTTACTGATAGACTATCTAAATAATCATCTTTCCAATCAAATTCTACACCGTTTATTTTATTAATCTTATTAAGAGCATTTGTTATTGGTTTAACATTTTCTTTAAGTCTTATATCTGATGACCAATACGCTGTAATATTACCTTGCGCGTAAAAATCACCAGAATTTGCCATTAACCATCTAGCTGTACCATCATTTGTTTGGAATTCATGCACCCATTGAGCTGTGGTACCACCTCTATAAGTAGTACGATCACCATTAGTAAAATATAATCTTGGCCAACTGTCTGATGAATAATTCCAAACACTAACATCAAGATTAACAGAACTCATTCTTGACTGACCGCGACCTAACCAGAAGTACCCTTGGCTATAGTAGTCATAGAATCTTTCAGCATATAGAGCTGTACCACCCCAGTTATTATAACTCGTATAGTTACCAGCGTGTAACGCTGTTGATCCATTAATAACTAGATTAGCGCCATTTAGATTATAGTTTGTATTGTCCCAATAAAGATATCTAGTTTGCGCACTATTTAAGTACAATACACCTGAAGTACCACCTGATCTATAGACTGTAAGATCACCATTGGTAACATTAAGACCAGTGAATGATGGGGCATTACCGGTACCTAAATTCTGATTGATGGTGTAACCTGTAAGACCGACTGCGTTGATGTTCCAGTTACCAGAAGCTCCGGCGCCAGTTAATGATGGAGCATATGAATTATAGTTACCAGCATCTAGCGCAATGTTACCTGCGAACGACGGTCTATGTTCAAAAT